TTTATAAATAATGTTACAGGTTTTACATTCTGTTATTAAACCTTTACCGAACCCACCACTTATATAAGTGTACCCAATACTATCTAGAAATTTTACCTTTTCTTCGATTTCACATTCAGGACATTTAGGATATTGTATTATAGAAGAAAACGGTTTTTGTACCTCATGTCCATTTTTGCATCTTACAACTAAATTTAAACCGAACCCACCACTTATATAAGTGTACCCAATACTATCTAGAAATTTTACCTTTTCTTCGATTTCACATTCAGGACATTTTATGTTTCCCTTTTTAAATTCTGAAAATGGTCTTGAGAATTTATGCCCATAATTACAACATACTGTTAGTATTGGTTTAGAGTGAACAAGATTAAACCCTATTGATTCCAAATATTTAATATTATCTTCCAATGTTAACCTCATATGTTATATACACTATTTATATAAATTTTATATCAATAGAGGTCATTAATCTAGCACACATAGCAGCTATTGTAATTTCAGGATCTCTACTATTGGTATTACTTGCCATAAAATACTGAATCATTACTACCACTTGGGGAATTGATTTTTCTTCAAAGATTTTGTTAATATTATTATATAAATAATGATAAAATCCACTTGGTGTACTAACCTGTGAGGCTAATACTCTACACTTCTCATAGTTCTTACCTTTAATATTATCAATAATATCATGGTATATCTTATTTAGTTCACTATGAGTGTAATCAATAACTAATTCATCATTAACAATTGATTGTTGGAGTACCATTATCATTTCACGAATACTAGGATAAAAAGTTCCAACTAAAGTTTTTACATCATCAGTAGTATATTTAATACCTTCTTCTGTTAATATCCAACAAAGTCTAAAATATATTTGTTTAGCTATTTCAACTTTATTCTTATGAAACATGTTATCTAAATCAAATACTGAAAGTCTGTTCAATACAGCTTCCATAATTCTGTCTTTAAAATTACCAGTAAGAATAAAGCGACAATTTGAAGCAAATTCTTCTATAGATGAACGAAATGCTTTTTGCATTTCGGATGTTGTTCCATCAAATTCATCCATTACACAAATTTTTACACCACCATCGAAAGATACTGATGATGCAAATCCTTGAATTTTATTACGAACTAAATCAATACCATTTTCTTTTGATGCATTAATAAACATAGCATCAGCGTCTAAATCTTTTAGTATAGCTTTTGATATTGAAGTTTTCCCTGTTCCAGGAGTATTACTAAATAATCCAATATGAGGTATTTCGCCATCCCTTTTCCATGAAAGGAGTTTATTTCTCATATCTTCTGGTATAATTAGGTCTTGAATAGATTGTGGTCTATACTTTTCAACCCATAGGTATTCCTTTGTATTTATTTTAGTCATATAACCTATTGGTTGGGTTTGAGGGGTTTGAGAAGTTTTAGAAGTTTGAGGGGTTTGAGAAGTTAACAAATATTATCCTTTGTATTAATAGATAGAGTAGTAGAGAGGATTGATGGTATTAATTATATTGATTTAAGTAGATGGGTGGGGAGTTTATGAAGTTATGAAGTTATTGAGTTATGGAGTGCAGAATTTAGTATCCTTTTCTTATTGAGCATTATACCACATCTACCCTTAAAAATCTCTTAAGGTATTTATAGTGATAATATTGAGGATTCAGAGAAAAGGGATTTAATATGTTCCAATGATTGCTCGGAGAAAGTTAAGTACAATAATAATATCTTAATTTTGTTCAATTGCAGTTGTTGTATATTAGATGGAGTAAATTCATTATCCATATATTTTAAATAGAACCATAAAGTATAAAATTGAATTTTCTTATTATCATATTCATAGAATATTTGTTGTATAGACGGCTTACCATAAGTACTTTTTAATAACCCAATATCGTTAGAAAGATGAAATCTATAATTAATTATTGAATCTTTAAAATGAAGAACTGTAGTATTAAATTCTAAATCTTTTAATATATCCAAGAATCTGTCAAACGAAGATGGAGATTTAGCGTAATTAATCCATAAGCAGGTTAGTATAAAATTCTCTTTGGTATAATTAGCGTAACGAGACGGAAACATATATCTGAATCTTTCTCTTACCTTTTCACTGTGACCTACACTAAGTTGTCTTTGTTTAGCTTGATTCTTATTAGCAAGGAAAATTCCTTGACTTATATTATACATATCATTAAATTGTAACAAGTTATCCCCTATTATTTTAGTTAATCACTTAGAAATATCTGAAGCATCAAAAACATTTAAAACATTAATATTAATACTAAGTAAAGATAATCTAACAATAGTTTTTGGTTTAATATCTTTTCTACAACTATTATGAATAAACACTCTATCTGAATTTTTATAGTCTAAATGTGTTATTTCTGTTCCACAAGTATAGATATAAGATTTTAGTCTAAAAGAGCACAAAAATATAGTTTTATCTTCGTGTGCACCACAGAATGGACAATTCATCTGAATAACCTTTTTAATTTATCCCATAATTGATATAGTGGACCATATAATAAATACCAATGCATTAACAAATCTAATTTTAATTTATCTACTACTTGTTTATCAGCTTTATTTGGTAGTGTAGATAATTTTACCAATTCTTCTACTTTTGATACTTCATCCTCTAGCGAATCTAATACTATACCAACCTGTTCATCTGTAGTATGGTATTTAACCTGTTTGACATATTCAGCATTTGGTAGAGGGAATGTTATAAAATTGTTAGTTAATAGTTCTTTAAGCTCGGAGACTACACGAACTGCATGAGATAAAGCTTTAAAATCAGTTCCACCACTAGCTTTTTTGGCTCTTGCTCCATATTGTTCAAGTTGTTTAGTTAAACCTTCTTTAAACTTGTATAAGGGAGCTCTATCTTCATACATCTTACCTAGAACTGAAAGATAATTTTTAACATGATTATCTGTAGGATCAATTACCTCTGCAAAAAATACGTGATCACTTTCCAAATATTGCTGTCTAACTATATTGAATAATTCCATACAGTTTGTTTTATCTTTATTATCAATGTTATCTAATTCCAAAGAATTATAGAAGTTAGTTAATATATTGTATCGTGCTCCCTTCATACCATAGATGCGAGTCTGATTAAGCACATACCCAAGAAAAGAATTTGAATTTTTAGTAATAAACAACTCTTTATTAGTTTTAAGTTCACCGAATTTTTCATCGCAAAATAGAATTGTATCTTCTCGAAACATTGAAAACAACATATCAAGAGCTCCAGTTTCACCTTTTGATAACAGTTGAATAAACTTATTAAATGAGTAGAAAGTTACGTCTACATCATCCACTGAATTATTACTATAATTATTACCAGTACTTGTACTAAAATCATCTTTGGCTTGACCAAGTAATACATCAATTAATGATGGTAAAAATACTCCCTTTAAATCTGTATCACTATTTTCGGAGTTAGTACCATAAAGTTTACTACCATAATGAGTAAGATATAATAATTTATATCCTTTTGGGAGTTTATTGAGTGTAAATTCTAATGCTTGTTTATCTATCATAGAATACTCCCTAATATTTAATAAATAATTTGTACAATAAATCCTTAATATCTTCAGGACACATTTGGTTTGGTTTATCCTTTTCAAGCATTATATTATAGTGAATAACCTGAACTTTGGTTATAAAACTACATTGGCTGGGGTAACTATCTTTTTATCCATTACATCCGAACAAGCTGAAAATTCTCTAACAACAGACATATCAATTCCTTTAATTCCTTTAATTTTTGTTATTTTTGATAAAGTCTTCAATATTTTTAGGGTTATTAAATAACTTATACTTTACAGCATCATTAATACTAACCTCACCCTCATCATAACCATTTGCGTTTAGTATGACACACATATTGGTAACTTTGTGATTATCACAAATAATGGTATGTTTTTGTATATTTTGGCTGTCTATCCATAACATAGTTATTAATACAATTAATATCAGCAACAATAATAGTAAAGTATCCTTAATTGATGGTTTTTCTGATAAATAATTCAAAAATATCCTTATCTCTTAATATCCCAAATTGTACCACAAAATCCCTTAAAAACATCTTAACATATGACTACTGTATTACTTAATACTTTTACTCCCACTCATCACCAATATTATCAGTTTTTTGTACAATATTATATTTAAACTTTTTACAATCATTTTGGCAAATATCCACAAATCCTGGGATTTCACTCAATTCTTGAGCTAATTCTATTACATTATAGTCATATTTAGCAGCATACTCTTTTAAAGCATCCAAAATAGAATATTCTGACATAAACTCATTTTTGAATTTAAAAAAGCTATTTAAAATTGCGATATTATTATCTACAACTTCACCCTCTATACTTAAATCTACACTATATTCCGAATAATCCATATAATTTTCCTTTATTCTTCTATTTTACAAATTTGTTTATTAATTACTCGATATTGTGTGTTAAACAATTCATTTCCTATAACATCATCATTATGACTTATCACAAATACTGATTTATTATAAAAGGTTTCTTTAATAGTACTTAATAACTCGGTTCTACCATTATAATCTAATGATGAGTCAAGTATTTCATCCAATATCAGAATATTTGTTGTAACACCGTTTTTAGTTTCTATTAACTTAAGAAATGCTAACACTAATGAAAATGTAATTCGCATTGATTGACCATTACTTAATGAAGCAAATTCATAATCTATTGGGGAATTTATATTATTGATATTTTTAATACCGCTAACAAATTGTTCGTCAATATTAAATTTAAATGGGAAATCGCTAAATACGTCTAAATATTGGTTAACATACCTGTTAAGTAATGGTAATGCTTGTTTAATTATTAAACCTTTAATGTTATTAGTATCAAATAATTTAGTTAATTGGTTATAATTCTGCAACAATGTTGTTAATTTTTCTACAGATAGCATTAATCCATCTAATTGTAATTTTCTGTCATTTAAATTTATATAATTAATATCTATTATATCTAATAGTTTTAATTCTAATAATTCATTTGAATATCTATTTAGATCTAATAATTTAATATCTCTTCGTTGAATTATATCTTTAGCTTTTTCGAATACATTTTGTAGTTCCGTTAATTCATTGGATATTTGTTCTATTCTTGGTTCTAACTTATCCGTTAATTCTTTAATATTATTTATTTCTTCAACAATATTATCTTTTTCTATAATATCTACATTACTAATAATCTTTAATTTATCACACCCAATACATACACCAAAACTACTTTCAACATCAAGTATTCTTTGTAATTTTTTATCCAATATTAATAAACTACCTGTATAATAAGTTTCTTTGTCTTCTAAAACTTTTAGTTCTAATTTGAGTTCATCATATTTTGGTTTTTTATCTCGTACTTTTTGTAAACCTTCATTATATTTATTGATAGTTTTATTAATATCATCAATGATTGTAGTAAGATACTCTTTCTTTTCTGAAAGTTTTTGATTGTGCTCTAGTATTTTAATATTTTGCAACTCTAGTTGTTCAAAAGATTTTGTATCATTAATAATTGATTCTTTTAATACCGAAATTTTAAAATTTGTATCATTTAATTCTTGAGTATATTCTTTGACCTTTATTTTTATTAAATCTTTTAATTCATTAAATATAGAGGTATCAGTGATTACTTGGAATAATTCTTCTTTTTCAGCTTTTGTTAAATCGACAAAAGATTTTGATGTAGATATATTAGCACCAAGAAATATTAATTGTTTAAATACATTATCTGATATTTTTAGAATGTCTTCTTCTAAAATTCTTTGATATTCGGCAGTTGTAGCCGATTGATTTATTAATATATCATTTTTATAAATTTCGAATATTGCTGGTTTTTGACCACGTTTAATATTATATTGATCATCATTAATATAAAAATCAATTGTTACCAACATATCTTTATTAATAATGTTATTTATTAACGATACTAACTTATTTTTCTTGTACGGTTTTCCGTACAATACATAATAGAGAGCTATAAATTGAGAAGTTTTTCCAGTTCCATTTGGTCCTGTAACTAAATGCATACCGGAATTAAAATTTACTGTTTGTTCATCTTTGTACGACATAAAATTTTTAAATGTTAATTTTTTAAATATTATATTATTCATTTCTTATCCGTAAAGTCTAATAATTCTTTTAGTATATTAAGTAAATCTGGATGATTCTCTTCGATAAAATCTGATATAAACTTGGTTGTATCAGATAATTGAGATTGTATAACTTTAGTATTTCTAGTCGCATTTGATATTGCTTCTTGCAATTCTTCATCCCTATTATCTATTATTATAGGATTTACATTATATTTGTTTAGTATTGAAATCAACTCATAATATGTTTGATTATGGTGTTCAGATAAAATATAACCTTGTAAATAAATTTTTACATCCATATTGCTATTTTCTTCTAAAAGAAAATCTTCTAAATTATTTAATTGTTCATCATTTAAAGGAGTGTTAAATAATTTGTCTCCAATAAGTAAAATTTTGTTATCAAACCATATTTTTATATGTTGTTTTGATTTATTATTAGGTATAAAATCCATGCTATATGAATCAACACCCAAATTAACATCATAAAAACCATGAATATTTCCACTATCTCCCCAATTCAGTTGATATGGTGTACCAATATACTTTATTAAACCTTTTGTATTAGGTATATGATAATGTCCACTAAATACTGCTTTTATATTTTTGTGTTGTTGAAACGTATTTGTAGATATTTCTGAATGTTTGTCAATCACTCCATTAGCTATTTCAAAACCCTCACATTCTAAGTGACCAAATATATATTTTGAATTTTTTAATATATCTCTAGAAATAGTTTCTCCTGGTACTAACCAAGGAATAAAACCACAACTATCTATAACAATTTGATCGTTAATCAATGTAAAGTTATCAGGGTATAAATCTTGAATTACTTTTAGTATAGTAGTATCTCTTGTATTTTTATAAGCTATATCATGATTACCAACTATAACTAACATATTAATATTATTTTTTTGTAATACATCAAAGAATCTCTCTCTTAATATTTGTAAAAATGCAATATCAATTATAGTTCTATTATCAAATAAATCACCAACTTGAATTATTTGTCTAATACCACGTTTTAACATATATGGAATTACCTGATTGTCAAAAAACATTAATTGGTTATCTAATAAATCCAACGAAAATTTTTTTATTCCAAAATGTAAATCCCCAAGTAATATAAATGGTGTATTTAAAATTTGCAAACGTTAACCCCTATTTCTTATTAAATGATTCCACTAGATTTATACCAATATATGGAGGATACTCTTGTATACAAGATGGACCAAATGTAACTTTAAAAGGTTCTTCTTTATAAGGGACATCTGTTACAATATAAGGAGGGTTTGGTGATCTTGGAGTTGTTAAAGGTGTAACAGATTTAATGGGTGTGCAGGGTGTAATTGATTTTGGTATATTATTTACACCCATTGATTTTTGTTTTAGACTTTTAACAATAGAATCAGCTATACAACTGATACAAAAATGACCAGTTTTACTACCCTGAATTATCTGTAAATAATCCTGAGTATTAATTAACTCATGGAATTTTCCGCACAAATCACATTTTATACCATTAACTACACTCACTCCCACTCCTCAAATCTATCTTCTCTTATTTTTTTCTGACGTTTAGGAAAACTTGGGATATACTTTTCCTTTTCTACTTTAGTTACATTTAGATATTTGTAATTTAATAAAATTATTTCACTGTATTCATTAAAAGACATTGTATATTCCAGAGGAAATATAAATTGTATTTTATCTGTTTTCAATCTAAAACTAGTTAATACTTCCAAAACTCCGTTAATATTATTTAAATCACATATATCTATATAATTTAAACCTTCTATTTGGACCACTCTATAACCTATTAAATCTTCATTTTCATTTTTAAATTTATATAAACTATCATCATCTTTAATACATATTAGTTTAATTTCTGGTTGTTCTTTTGTTTCTTTAATATTCTCATAAACTGGATTATAGTTCTTTTTTACGTGATCATAAAAATCTTCAAATGGAATTATATGTTCCATCAAATCATTTTGCTCTTGTTTTCTTTTATTAATAATTTCGATAAAAGCATTACTAGCAATTTGTGTTATATAGGCAAATACTTTTACTCGTTCTCCACTTCTTGGAGAAATCATTTCCAGATTAATATTATTAATAGCATAGCTAAGAATTTTTTCTAATGCGTTGGAATAGAAGTCCATCTTCCATCCTTCAGTATAACCTGCAAAGTTACCCTTTTTAGATAATCTATGAACTATTCTTAATATCATTATCCCAAATTGTTCTTTGGAATAGTTCGAAATTATACCACTGGATAATAGAGAATTTATTTCATCCTCTATTATAGGTATTGACCTTAAACTACTAAGATATGGTACATCAAGAGTAGGTTTTTTATTAATATTATGTATGTATTTTTTTAAAATAGATTCAGATAATGTAGTAATTAGAGAGGGATTGTCAAGAGAAGTTTCTTTTAATATATTGAAGTTATCTTTTATGAAGTATAATTCGTCTAAATATTGTGAATTTTGTATATTATATATTTCTGTTCTGAGTTCTTCTTCAGTAACATAATGATTAGCTTTGCTAAGCGATTCTAATTCTGTTGTAAATAAACTTGGATGGTTTTTTAATTCTGATTCGTTTTCCATATTTAATGTAATTTCCTAAAAGTTATTTATTCTATCCTTCTAGGTACTTTAAAGTTAAGTACTATCTCTTATATCCTGTATTATATCACATCTTGGCTTAAAAATTCCTTAAAGTACATTATAGTGTCTTATTATAAATAATCCTAATAATATAAAGGATGTTTAAATGTCGAACAATGCTAGAAATAATTCATTAAATACTAGTACACTATTTAATACTACTCTGTTTACTCCTGACACTAAATACAGGATACAGCATTGGACTATTCCAGGACTAGTTGTATCTCACCAACAAATGAATTCAAGATCAGGACCTATTAATTTACAAGGAGATTCAGTAGATTATAATCCATTAACCGTTAAATTATTAGTGGATGAAAAATTAAATAGTTGGAAAGAAATTGTAAGTGTTTTTCAGAAATACCAAATACCAGGAACTAACACTTGTATACCTATAACTGGAGAGAGTATAGTAGAAGTTTACGATTCTAAGAATAATTATTTATTTAAAGTAATCTTTCATAATTGCTATTTACACACATTATCTGATTTAGATTATACCACTACTGATGATAATGAAGAAATAACTTTAGATTTATCTATTGTATATGATTTTTATACAATAGAATAAAAGAATAAGTCATTTATGTGAAATATAAATACTTTACTGAATATTAAAATAGGATATTATATGAAAAAAGATAAATTAGCTCTATTAGAGTCTATGGCAGATAAACTTATAGAAACTACAACTGCTGATATCGGACAATTTCCAGAGATGATTAAACCATTATTGTATAAAATATACACTAATTCGTTAGTATCTGAGATAGCAGATATGCAACAATTAATGTCCTCATCAGGAAAAGTATATACTTTATTTAGTAATTACGGTGGTTCTGAAACTGATGATTTAAATAGTTTGAATTCTTCTGTAATAGTCGTATCAGATGGGTCTACATTAGTACTTAATGATACAATTACAACTGCTACTGGTTCTGGTGTTATAAAATATATCGAAGGAAATAATTTACTAGTAAGTATATCTTCTGGTCATTTTGCAGTTTCACAAATCATAAATGCTGGAACTATTAATATAGTAGACGTTATATCTAACAGAAATTATGCCAAAAAGATGTTTGCTAATTATAATGGACCATATAGCACTACTACTGGTGAATCAACAGTAGCTAGAGCTCTTGACCACGAAGTACGTGAATCAACAATAGATGTTAAAACACGTAAATTAAAATCTAAAATTACTCTTGAAGTTATGCAAGACATAAAATCTAGATTTGGAGAGGATATATCTACCACTATTATTACTAATGAATTTAGCAATGAAATGATACAATCAATTGATATGGAAGTCATCAATTATTTAAAAACAGTAGCAACTCCTATTACGGATGTAGTATTAAGTAATTCTTATGCTGTTACAGGTGGCAGTCTTGGTGACGTAGCAGCTGATTTATATGTAAATATATATAAATTAACAGTTGATATTATGAGAGATACTAAACGTCGTAAAAATTTCTTTGTAATGGCTGATGCTGCTACTATGGGTATTTTAATGGCATCTCCATTATATGTAAAACCAGAGAAAAATGTAAATACCTATTTTATGGGTTATATTGGTGGTAATTATCCATTATATCTTGACCCGTAC